CTGCACTTTAACGTCAGCCGTGCGACGAGAGGTCAAGCCTCAATAAGAAATCATGTATTTTGTTTTTATTTGTTTTTCTAATTTTTAATTTGTTTTTGTTAGTAAATTTTATAATAAAGAAAGTAAAAGTCTATCAAGCATAACGGCTTAACATCTTGGAAGTCTGCAAAGAACCAGCAGACAAAGCAGCTAAAGGAGCACCAATCTCTGGTTGCCCCAAGGCGGTTGCTACGAATGCGGCTAGCCCGGAGGCATCACCAGCGTAACCCATGCCGGAAGCGAGGACACGAGCAATTTTCTGCAAGTGTGTGTCGTTTTCCATAGAATTCTTAATGGTCCGCACAATATCAAACGCCTCCCATATCATCGTAGGATGGATATGGCTAGGGCAAGGCGCTAAGACTTGATTTGTGGTTTGTAATTCAACATGTGCTACAATTCGCAACGTGACCTCCTGTGCTTCCACAGAATTCGCCAACGCGGAGACAGCAATAAAGGGTAAAGTAGTGTCAAAATCATTTATATCCCGAAATTTGACGTCTTCAATTCCGGTAGGTTCCCAAAAAGTGTACGACCCTTTGGCGAGTGGACCAACATATGCATTAGGGATTACGGATAAGTTCGCATAATTGGTGAGGCTTGTCGCCTGGGGATCGTCACGAGTTTCGACAAAAGCAGAAGCTAACTGGCCATTTGAGGTCAGGGCACCAGTGTATATTGCCCAGCAGGACAAAGCGGAAATACGGTATGTACGACCGGCTAAGGACAGGAGATCGAAATCTCCTTCAGTGCCGATGTTGTAGGTCTCCATAATTCCTGGGGCGGCTGGAGCAACTGTTTGCATGGTGTAATGGACGGATTTAAGTTCACACGTTCCCGCAGTACCACTCCCTTCCAAACCATACTCAAGTAAATGAGTCTGGCCTGAAATAGTGAAAGTGGCTCCAAACTCCCCCGACGTGGTCGTTGGGGGATCGGTGATTTTGGTTAGTGTACTACCATCCCATACACGCACATAGGGCGTTACGGTGGTCCCGGAGGGATTCTCTATTTCATAAAAGAGCTGAAATATACATTGCGCAGCATCAATGATCAATGCTTTGTAAATGTTACCGGACACATTTACAGCGGCTATCGGACTTGGATTGCCCAAAGAATCATGAGGTGGGTCCCAAACTACATACGAAGATCCCCCGAGCTGAGTAAACTTTCGGTCACGCTTCTCATACAATGTAGGGCCACCACCATCGTAAAAACCGACTCTACGGCCGTTTTGGATGAGGGTGCTATTGTTGATAACGGAGAAAGGTGCCTCAGACACAGGATCACTCGCTACTTGATCAGTGGTAGTCTGGAGGATGCCCTGAAGGGTTGGTCTAATGATAGCTTCAGAAACGCCTCCTACAAAGGTCATTTTCCGTTGCGTCACTATCTTCGCCCGGTGGACAAGGCGTCCGAACTCATCGGGAACGCCATAAGGTTCATGATGCTCTGGATCCAATAGAGCTGCTAGATACGGGTTCATAAGCTTAGGTGCTACTCTAGCTACCGTTTGCCTACCAGCCTTATTCTTCGCCCCTTGAGGCTTAGACACAGTGCTGATGCGAACCTGTTCCATGCGCTTGTTAATTTCATTCTTAGAGAGACCTTCGGCCACATACTTAGCGCGCTTCTGTTTAAGCTTACGCTCAGCTTGTGCTGTCATCTTGTCTAAAGAAAGTAAGTATATAGATATATATATATAAAGTAGATAGTTAAATATATGATTAAATATTGAACCGAAGAGAGATGTTGGACTCAGTTTTCGGTTTTGGGCTCGACAGCGAGCTAGTCATTGGTAATCTGTAGAGATTATCCTGCGGAATACAGGATGAACGAAAAGCAAGCCATGAGATTCTGGCAGAGTAGAGGGAATGAGGTTAATTGCTTCCTCAATCTCACGGGTTCCTAATCCGTAATACACAGCCATACTTTCAAGTGATTTTGGTCTATCTAACTTGACAGTACGACCGGTTCCAGCTACCAGCCAAGGGGAGCTCTTTATTTCTGGAGCTTCCCCGACGCCAACCTCCTTTAACATGTCCACCCACTCTTCAAGAAGAGGAGGCAAACAGAAGGTTTTCATTTGGAAGTACCAACCCCTAAGACGTTCTTTCCATGCCTTAATGGGGTCAGTTAGGTATCCTTTTATATCGGAGGTTGATTTTCCACTCTTCCATATACGTGAAGGCAAAGGAGCCCAAATCCAAGCCCCTTCTATGGAAGGACACCATTTCCCTTTCAGGAAATTGAGCGTGTGGATGTTAGCCACCCCACCAGTCACCTTGAAGCCAAGTTCAGCGGCTCTTCGGGTGTAATCATTGGAAAATGTATCAGCATTAAGGTCAATGCCGAGGTAGGTCATTCCAGTGACTAGTGAATTTCCTAGGCAGGTGTCAAAAATTCCCGTAGGTCGGCGAACAGCATTATGTTTAATTTGCCATCCCTTTCCATAGAGACTTCGTGACCAAAGGCTACGATATAAAACGACTAGGTTATGTTCCAAACCCATCTTTGCATACCAATTCGCGAGGCCGTTTAGGACCCCCTCCCCTTGGGAGCAGTCATATTGCGAAAAGTCGAAGTATGCATAGAACCTCCGTCCAAAGCGATCAACACCATGGACTGCGGCGTCATCTCCAAGAACAATCACCCGAATTTGATTTCGCTCGGGGACTATGTCTAGCCATTCAGTCAGCTGTTTGTCAGTCATACCGCCTGCAAAGGTCAAGCAAACGGTCCCGACAACATGTCCTTTAACTGACCAGCAATGAGCTAGGTGTTCATGGAGTTGCTTAAACAAATGCCCATAAAGGACGTTGATTTTAGAGTCAACGTTAAAGATTGGTCGAGGTCTCAACTTAAGTAGAACTTCGTCAAGCTTGATCATCACCTTAATGGACTTACTCGTTGGTTTACCGAGGTCTAAGTCTTCAATGGCTATCAAAGCACGAGAACGCTTGAAAGCCGGCACGAGGTTCGAAGCATAGACCCATACTTCATCACGCTCGCAACTCCCCCAACCGTGGAGGAACGGAACCAACCAGTCACCCCATGTCAACCACAACAACTCCCACTCCAAATTAACTTGGGGATCTAGGAGATGAGGGGTCGGCACCATCAACCGACTCTCCACCATATTCCTGCTATTTTCAGCAGTATTGGCAGAACAGTACATCGGGACATCGAAAGTAAGAAAGAGCTTAACTGTGTTCAAGTCAGTGTTCTTAGGATCAGATTTAAACTTTAGGCGTCCACATTCATTTGCATGTGGCTTAGCTTCAATAAGATCCCCGTCTTTCATAACGAAATTACTACGTGGTAACTCACTTCGAGGAGGGATGGGGTAAACGCCGTTAGGCACGCCAAAGCCTCCCTGGACATTCTCCGGAAGGAAACTTAAGGCGGCAGCGCTCACACTACTAGCCGTCAGGAATAACGACCAGGGGTTTGGACCGCACCCTATTGAGAACCTCCCAAAACGCATCGGGGGAAGTCTCTGGACGCACCAGTCAGACAAAAGGTTAAGTTTGTTCTTGACCAGCTGTACGCAGTTAATGTTTGTCTTAACTAGCTCCAATACTCTCCAGAATTTAGCCTTTAACAACTCAATCCATTCAAGGATCAAGGCGACAGTTCTCTGTGCAAGAGTGCTCGTGACATTCCTGCGCGAATAATTGGTAACTGCCTTTATAGGGGCAGTCAGTAGATCATAAATGGCTCTCGTTGGGCCGGCAGAGGATTCAGCAGTCTGTTCCAGGACTGTTGTTTCCACCACAGTGTCGGTTATTTCCTCCACCGTGACCGTCG